GGGGTTATGATAGTGTAATCTGTACCGTTCCAAATATAAAACTTGCCTATATCATTTTCATTTTCTTTAATAAGATAAGCATATCCAACTACAGACTGCTCAGGAAGCAAAGAAATACTTGAGTATACTTCTGCAAAAACAAAATTTGCTTTCCATTCATCTGGAACAATTAGTCCATAGGCTATTTCAACATATCCATCACTCTTGATGACGGATGATCCGTCTGCTCTTCGTATTGCTGGATTAAAAGATATAACATCCTGCCAGTTTGAATCTTTTAGGAATTGAATTTTCCATCTAGTTGGAACCTTTTGATTTAACTCTCCAAAGAATGGATCTGAAAATGCTCCAGTTGGGGACGAAAAGGGGCCTAGATTTTCTGTTCCAGTATGAGTTTGCATCTTAACAACAACTCTATTGGCTGGAATCTTTTCTTTATAGACAACAAAAGGACAGGCATCTTCTATAGAGTTTTGAGAACCTCTTACCTTTGAGGCAATCCCGTATTCTTGACCAGACTCTGTTCTGTATGAAGTCCAGTACTTAAACTTATCATTTTTATCTGGCATATAGTATCTTGGTCTGTCGGCCATGACTAGATTGGGGTGGTGCAGTTTCCCGTTCTCAAAGAACACTGCCTTGTTAATTCCAGACCTTGGTCTAAACTGATTAAAACATTCTTCTAAAGAATAAAGAGTTTTTAACTTTTCCTTCTTTGTCAAAAATGTTGTTGGAATGTCGTCATTGTCAAATGTTCCATCTACTAAAACATCTGCATCTGTCGCTCCTGTATAAAAATTTCCAGCATCATTAATATCAAAACTTGTTGGAAGTGAAGCATAAAGAGAAGAAGACTCTGTTGGTCTATATCTATAGTTACCAATATGTTTTATATTGGTTGGTATGTTCATGTTCCATTCTGCTGTTATTATTGACTTGTTTCGTACCGTCGGAGAAGTCTCTAAAAATGTTTGCAGTTCTTTATCTTCAAACATTATACTTCTTCCAAAGTTATTGAGACGTTCCAGTAATCAAACTTAGTTCCTCTTTTTTCAACAGAATATGAAAAATCACTAATAAACATTTCTATAAGTTGATTGTATTGTCCAAGGTGGTCGTATGGTTCTGGTGTTCCACTAAATATACCCTTTCTATCGTAGGCAAGAAATACCCAAAAAGATCCTTTATGTGAGTCATACCACTCAAGCATATCTGCTCCACCTGCGCCTCCATCAGTTGTATAGGATACATATGGAGAAACTCCAGTAGCAGTATCAAAACTTGGAATGTTTGCATGGGATCTAGACGGAATTAAATTCCAACTTGTACTTAGTGTTATTTTATCTGCAATGTGATATGATCTCATGCGACCATTAATCATTCTTTCACGCTTTTCAATTCTTTCTTCTGAAAAATCAAGGGGCTGTCTATTATCATCAGTAATAAACAAGAATTGATCTAGAAGGGTTTGATCTTCAACATCTTCTGGGTCTACTCCAACTTCATACCCATAGGGAATGTACAAACCATCTTTAAGAGTGCCAGAGTTTTCAGACCACAGCATACCGCTTGGTCTGTTATATTTTTTACGACCCTGAACATAGGTGACTCTTGGATCAATTTCTGGCATTTAATGACACCCCTCTAATTCTTCTATCATCAACTTGTTTAATTGTTGACATTACTGCTTGTGCAATTTCATTTGGATTAGCATTTGTTTTTGCATTAACAGTTAATGTATATGTATTATTATACACTGCTCCACCAACTGATTCGCCATTATTTATTTTTCTCATAGTATCTACGCCATAAGTATCTACAGCATACTTACTCATTATAAATTCTCCTGGAGTTAACATTGCTGGAACTGTATCTGTGCCTTTAGCAAATCCACCAAGAGAGAACATTTTAGGAATTATTCCACCATTCATTCTTCCTACTCTGCCCTTAGCATTTATTGCTGCTTGCTCTGCTGCTAGATCTGCTGCTTCTTTTGCCTTAAATCTAGAAAGATTAGATGCTTGATTTTGTACACTAATTGCTTCTGCTGCAGCAATTGCTGCTGCTTTTATTTGTGATGCAATAGACAGGGCCCCGATTATTCCATTTTCCATTGCTGCATTAGCGCTTGGGTGAAATGCTGCTGCTGCAATAGCAGGTGCATAATCTGCAGCCTTTTCTAATGCTGCTTTATTAATATCTTCTGCTTTTTTATTTCCTTCAGTTGATGCTTTTGGATCTGGAACAAATGGACCTGGACCTTGTGTTGCAGTTGTACCAGAGTTGCTTGAAGTATTCCCTGGTTGAGCCTGATATGCTGCAATAAGTTTTGCTTGAGTCTCTAGTGCAAGTTTCATAGAATCAACAAATGCAGCACTCTTAATTAATGCAAGGTCTACTTGATTTTTAATTGCTTCCCAAGCATCTTTTGTTTTGCCAAGAACCGTAAGTCCTTCTATATCTTTGTCTAATATTATTTGTCTTAAACGAATAAACTCTTGTGCTGGTTCTAGTTTCTCTTCTTCAATTTTAAATATTTTATCTTGAAGATCTTTGATTTCTTTTTCAAGTTCTAGTCTAGTTTTTCCACCCTGAGTTTTTACTCTAGACAATTCATATTCTCTAGATTTCTCTACAGCATCTTTTTGTTTTGTTACTGCATCTGCTGCTGCTTGGGCTCTCATATCCTGTACGGCCTTTGCTGCTGCTGAAATATCTCCAGAGGTTAGGGCCTCAGCAAGAGTTAGTTGACCCTTTTGCTGATTAGAAATAGAAGAGTTTAACTTTTCTACTTCATCTAAAGCCTTAATTCTTTCATCATACTTATCATTAATTTTTTGTTCTTGCTCTTCAATACCCTTTAGTGCTGCTTCTTTGTCATCTATTTCATATTGAATTGCTGCAATTGCATTTTGTGCCTCTTTAATTACTGCATTTTGTGATTTTGTATCTATTTTAAATTGTATATTTAGGGCTGTCTCCTGAACATCAAAGGCCTGCATAGCATTGCTAAAACCTTTATCAAATAAGCCTTGCATGAATTCAACGGTAGACTTTAATTGATTTAGCCTTTCAGTAAAATCGTCAATTAAATCATTTAACTCTCCCTGGGCTTTAACAATAATTGCTGTTGGTGCTCCGTTTGCTATTAACTTATTTAATCTCGATTGTTGTGAAGCAATTTGGCTTTCCATTGATTGTAGGTTTTCATCGGATGAAATTGCAAAAGCATCTTCTGCCCCATACTTTGATCTTAGTCTTGCTTCTTGAATTGTGTTTTTCTTAAATTGTGCGATATCTGTTTTTACTCCTTGAATTGCCGCTGACTTTTCTTGTGCTGCAGTTAAAAGTTTATAGTTAGAAATCAAAGTTCTAAGGCTTTTATCATTTACTCCATTGGCAATGGCTGCTGCCAAAGTTTTATCAGAAATTAATTGGTATGCCTCTGCTACTGGAACTCCAAGGTTTGCCAACTTATTAAATGCAGTTGATTGATTTTCAATAGCCTTGAAGTCTGCTTCCATGCTAGACTTCCAGTCACCCATAGTTATTGAGTTTAATGCTTCCTGAATGTTTTTAGCATCTTCTTTTAGTCCAACAATATTTTTCTTGTTGTCAAACTTAAACAATGAGTTCTTTTTCTGTTCATATACCTTTGGATCCATGCCAACGATTAGTTCGATAAAGTCTTGGCTTGTACCTAAGCCTCTTAGATCATTTTCTATACCGCTAAATACATCAATAGTTTTGTTACCACCAAACAGTTTATCTAGTGCCTTACGAGAAGCACCCCAGCCTTCTGTGACCTTGATCTGGTTCATTCGTACATCTCTTAGTTTCTTTACTAAGTCATCTAGTGGTGAGGACTGGACTTTGTTTCCATCGGCAGGAGTGTTTCCTCCTACTGGAGCCTTTACTCCTACTGATAAGTTATCTGTAACGGCTTTGTATCCTTGGGCTTCTGTGTATTTTTGTATTTTATAAGAAAGACTTCCTGTTACTCCTTGTCCACCTCTTGGTGCAGGCTCCTTAAGCCACGCCTTATAGTCTTCGCTTGCTTCAATTTTTGGCTCTGGAATATTAACTAATGTTGAAATTGTAGTTGTATAAACCTTTTGCTGATCTTCAGTTAATGTGTTAAAGTATGCTTCATCAAATGCTGCTGTTCCCTTAACCTCTGGCATAATCTCATAAACAATTTTTGCAGTTAAATCTTTGCTACCTTCAATTGCGTCTAGCATTTTATTTAATGATGCGTATGCCTCTTGGCTTTCCTTGCTTTTGTCAGTATAGTAACTGACCATAACATCTGATGGGATAACTGTATTGAGACTGTTTAACTTAATTATATTTTTTGTAAAATCAAGAGCATCTGAGTCTTTTTCAAATGCTTCTACCCTGGTTATAAATTTTGTTTGAACTGTCTTGTTAATGGTACCCTTTGCATCAAGAATATTCTGTGCTGCTACACCTATTGACTCAGATGTTGCACCACTAAACTTTGTAATAATTTTCATCATCACTGGGGCCATGTCTTTATTGTCTGTTGCCATTTGCAAAAGACTTCTGAATACTGCTGGAGGAATATCTCCACTTGCCATCTTTGCTTGAATTAAAAACTCTTGTCCACTATCGATAAGACCATCTTTTCTTAGATTTTTTGATTGCTGATTTACAGTATCTATATATGCTAACTGGTTAGGATCATTTTTGTATTTTGCAGTTGTGGCTTTTTTCATTCCAGACATCATTGCTTCTTGAAGTCCACCAGCACTATTGTATTGAGATACTATGTCTCCTTGCATTTTTGCTTGGGCTGCAGTTAGTTGATCTCTTTTTCCAACTTTGCCTTTTTCTTTATCTCCTAAATACTCTTTCTCTAGTTCTAACGCCTCATTAATTTTACCCTGCAGCCTTAACTCTTCAATTTTTTTCTGATAATACATATCAAGAGAGTCAAGCATTTGTTTATTTTGTTCCATTGCAATTTTAGCATCTACCGCATAGGTTGCTCCAAGAACTGCTGCCTCTTTTGCATATTTCTTTGAGGCAAAGTATCCACCAATTGCTCCTACTGCTGTTCCAATTCCAGCACCTATAATTGCTCCTGCTAGAGTTCCTGCAGGTCCTAGTGCTGTTCCAATTCCAGCACCTGCTGCTGCTCCACCAAGAGCCGAAGCGCCTATGCCTAGTCCTTGTGTTACTTTTTGTCCAGCAAGTTGTTGTAAAACACCAGCATTTTTTACATTATCAGCACTAGTTTTCATATTCTTTGCATTTGCATTTACCATATTTATTCTAACATTTAATGGATCGTTAACAAGGTTTTCTCCGTTTGGTCCAAGCAAACTTTCTAATTGAGCAATAACCTTTATACCAATAGACATATCTCCTGCTTGTCTAGCAGCATTCATAGCCAAACTTTTTGCCTGTGACATATCCATAGCACCAGACATAATTGCTGCAGAAAGTTGGCCACCTAAATCTTTCACTGCAACATTTCCTTTACCGTCAGCGTTCTGTTTTGAAATTCTTGCAGTCAAAGCCTTTCCTTCTGCTGTTTGAGCATATGCTTCTCCATAAGTAGTCTTACCAGTTGCTGCGCCAAGCATTGCAAAAGAATTTTTTCTTCTTAGGTCCATCTGTTCTGAGGCTGTTGTCTTACCACCAAATTTTGCTATAGTCTGTAATGCAGATGTAGATCCTTTAAACTTTTCACCCTCTTCTAAAACCTGATCTGCTGCTTTATCAAATGACATTCTCAAGGCAGCAAATGATCCAACTGTTGCAAGAAGTCCTACTGCTAAGGCTGAAGCAGGACTTTTTAACATTGGAATTATCATAGACAATCCCATAAGTGGCATCATTAATTTTTGTGAGATTTCTCCAACTTTACCTGGTACCATAGAACCAATCATTGCTGCACCTGCTGCCATTCCGACACCGCCAGCAATTCCCATACCACCCTTACCTGCTACTTTTGCATTTTGTCTATTATTTTTAAGTCTTTGCAATTTAGTGGTTTCAAATTTACCATTTGCCATTGAAGGTCCCATTGGCGTTCCAGAAACTGAAGGTGCTGGTGTAAACTGTGCTGCTGCTCTTTCACTAATAATTCTTTTTTGATATGCTACAGAGTTTGCTAACTTAGTTCTTCTTTCCATTTGTCTACGCATAGACTTGGCATCTGCATCCATTGGCCCCATGCCGTATAGTTTAGTTCTTGATGCTGCCATCTTTGCTTGTGTTTTTGCTTCTGCCCTTTGGCGCTTTTCCATTTGTCTACGTAAAGATTTAGCATCTGCATCTATTGATCCCGTTCCATACAAAGCAGTCCTTGATGATGCTGCTGCGGATTGAGATATTGTTTTTCCAATAGTGGCACCAGCAGCCTTGGCTTTTGCAACAGATCCTTTTACTCCCGCAAGAATTGCGTTTACAGTTGCATTCTTTGATCCTGGGGCATTTGCTTTTCCAACAATTCTTCCCTTGGGGCCTTGACGAACCGATGAAGCAACACTCGCTGGAGCAAGTCTTGTATCCTTTATGCTGCCAGAGTCTGATTTTAACTTTCCGTTATTTGGCTTTGTTGGTATTGGCTTTAGGTTACCCTTTTTGTCTTCAAGTACTTCATCTGGCTTTACCAAAATTGAACGATGGAAGTTATAAACCTTTTTCCAGTCTGCGTTTAAACCAGCCTGAAGTCTCTTATACATATCTTCATAAACTTTTTTGGCTGGATCTCCAGCATCAAGTTTAAAACCATCTATAGTTTTTCTTAATTTTGGAAGAGTTCTATTAATCTCATCTTTTATTTTTCTTTCATATTCATCTGCAGACTGAATATTTTGTGGAATATCAGCAGTGGCATTTCCAAACCAGAAAGGAGAGTTGTTGGCATTTGGACCTGAAACACCTTTAAGATTGTGCATAGCAATTGCTTCCATAGATGGAAGTCCTGCTGAATAAGATCTTGTTCCAGAGGCTTTATCAAATACTCCTGCTGCTCCAACATCAGTTACAACATTGCCTCCAAGGTTGCCTTTCTTAAGATCTTTGTCTCCACGAAGGCTTGATGCTACTAATTGCTTAATATATTCTTTTTCAGTAAAAGTTTTTGGCATTGTGTTTGGATCAAATCTTGAATCATATGGAGATTCCAAAACAATAATCTTTCTTTTTTTCTTAACATCTGGTTCATCAATATCTGTAGGATCAATCATTGTTTTGATTGTTTGTCTTGGTGCTAGTAAGCCCTGTGCTCTAGCAATCTCAGTTCCTCTTTTTTCTGCTATAGCGTCTAACTCACTTAGCATTGGTTTTACAAATACTTTTGACCCATCTGGTTTTGTAAATACTCCGCCAATGGTTGACATAAAATTACTTCTACCAGAACTCTGTGTTTCTTGAACACCAAAGTTTGTAGGCTTCTTTGCTCCAAAGGCAGTTTGAGATGCCTCTATTGCAACTGCTCTTAGTTTTTCTTTGTGCTCCATTGCTTTTTCAAGATCAAGCAATTGTGGGGCTGATGGCGGTGCTGCAACCTTTGCTTTCTTTGCTGCCTTTGTGCCTTGAGAAATTACAGGGGTTGTTCCTGCTCCAAGTCTGTTCATATTAACTACGGTTCCTTCTGGAACTTGAACTCCATGGTATGTGCCTGCTGGAAGAGTTATAGTTGATGATCCAGTTACTACTCTTTTTTTACTATTAACTCTTTCATCAATGCTGTAGTCTAAGATTAAACCTTGTCTTTTTGCCTCATCAAGAATTTTTCTACTTTCATCAGGTGTAGTTCCTAATCCCTTACCCATATTAAATCTATAGTCTGTTGCATACAGTCCTTGAGATTTTACATAGCCTGGGTCGTTTGGACTTATTATTTTTGGAATTTCTTTCTTATATAAATTGTCAACTATTGAATCATTTATAAATGGGCTTTTAGATTCTTGAATTGACTTTAAGAATGCATTATCTAGCGCTTGTGCCTGTACTGCAGACATTCCAGATGGAGACCATTTGCCTGCTCCACCCTTAATCCATTCATCTATAAACTGTTGCTTAGGTACTCCACCAGTTAGGCTAGGCATTGCTTTATTCATCCACTCAGGGAAGTTGAACATAAGACTGTGCTTTGTTGTTGTTACTGGTGGCAAACCTTGTGATATTAGAACCTGTTCCATAGTTATAAGTTTTAACTTTTGATCGGGAGACATATTAGGATTGCTCTTAATAATGTCTGATATTAGTCTTGGCTCGCTGCGTCCGCCTACGTGTGTTTCATTAATTGCAACTGATTTAGCATCTGTTGTTGCTGCTACTTCAGGAGCAAATGCTAATCCTTGAACTCTTCCGCCTGCAACCATGTGTGCAATGGCTGGTCTATTTGCTGGATCCTGTGCTGATTGTTGAGGGATTACTGCTTCACCAGGAGTTAGGTCTGCGTTTACGCTATCTTTATTTCCAGTTCCTGGAACGCTTGTTGTTCCTTTACCATATTTTTTAGGTGTAGGCAAGCGCTTTCCAGCACTGGGACCCGTAAATCCTATTTGTGCTGCAATGGCTCTTCTGTATGCATTTGCCAACATGTTAACTGCTGCTGTTTCAGAAGTAAAGGTTTGTCTTAATCTTTGATGAACTTGATCAAGTGATGCTGCAACTGCTGATGCCTCTAACTGTTCTTTAGTTAAATAGTTTGTCTGCTCTCCTAATATTTGACTTGATTGACCCGTTCTGTTGTACATAGATTTTAATCCTGCAAACATTTTAATTATATTAGCAACAGCGTTTGCAATCAAACCAAATCCCATTAAAAGAACTGGTCCAACACCAGCAAGAGCAACTGTAAGAATAGTTAAGAATTTTTTAGTACCATCTCCTAAGTTATTAAACTTGTCAAGAATTTTCCCAACAAACTCAACAATAGGGGTTAATGCTTTTAAGAATTGTTCTCCTACTGGAGCAATAGCCAATTTTAAATCTTCCATTGATTTTTTAAATTTGTATGTTGTTGTATTCTGAATTTTATCCAATTCTCGTTGTGACAAGATTGCAAGTTCTTCTGTAGTTGCTTTTGTTAATGATAAGACTCTCTGTGCTTGTGTACCCTGGGTTGTTACGTTTTGAAACAGTGTGGAAAGTCTTGAAAACTGGAACTTACCAAATAGTTGTTCAATAGCACGAGCACGGTTAAGTGGGTCAAGAGTATCAAGTGCTTGTGCGAACCCAACAACAGTTGCTTTAATGTCTCCTTGGTTGGCTTCAACAATTCCTTTAATATTTACGCCAAGTTCTCCAAGAAACTTGCTTGCCTTTGTTGATGGATTAATTAATGATGCAAGACCAGACTTAAGTGCGTTAGCGCCTTCGGATGCATTGATTCCACCTTCTTTCATTGCTGTAAGGAAAAATGCTAAGTCTTCAACGTTTCCACCAAGTTGCTTAACAACTGGTCCAGCCTTTGGAATTGCTATTGTTAAATCTTCAATAGATACTACAGTTTGGTTTTCAACTGCGTTAAGGAAATCAATTTTGTTTGCAAGATCTTCTGCTGCAACGCCAAAAGCGTTAGTTACAGAAATTGTTGTCTCTAATGCCTGCGTTTGTTCTACTCCGCCAAGAACTGCAAGCCTTGTTGCCTGTACAACTTGTGCAACTAATTCTGCACCCATCTTGCCCATTGCTGCAGCATCTGCAGCCATTTTCATTGTGTCTTCTATTGCAACGCCATACTTAGTATATTCTGTTGCAAGTTTTTGAATTTGCTTAACCATTGCATCAGTTTCTGCTTGTGTTGTAAACATTTCTCCATACACACGCTTAAATCTAATTGCCTGCTCTTCAAGTTTCATGAATGTTTTTGAAGCAACTGTACCAAGCATTGCAAGTGGAACAGTAAAACCAACCATTAACTGACGTCCTGCCCACTGAGTATTCTTACCAAAGTTTAGGAGATTGGTTGATCCTTGTCTTAATAATTGATTAAGTAGTTGTTGTCTCTGTGCAGCAATGGCTGTTTGTGTGCCCAGATTTTTCATATCAAGCGTTAGAGGTCTTACCGCAATTGCTTGTAGTGCTCCATTGGCACCTCTGCCCATTTTTACATACTGGGTCTGTATATCTTTTACACGCTCTCGTGCAACTTTATTTAATGTTTCAAATTCAGATCTAAACAGTCTTCCAAAAGTTTTTGTTGCTGCTCCAGTATATCTAAAATATTCTCTAGATGTTAACTTGTTTCTTTCTAAAGCATTAGTAAAAGACTCTGTACTTGATGTTACTGTTCGCATAGATGCTTGGAATTTTCCAGTAGCATTTATGCTGTTCATCAAGTTCTGTGCTTGATTTGCTGCTACCGCTGAGGCTGCGGTACCAGACTTTGCCATTTGTGTATGGAAGGCTGATATTTGACGTTGTAGAAGTTTTAGACTTGCTAAAGCATCAGACGTATCAATATTTACATGAATATTGGATTCTACATCAGCCATCCATTAACACCTCTTTATTTAGTTATTTGCAAGGTTGCCAAGTAGTGATGCGTCAGAAAGTTTAATTCCTGATGCCTCTTCGACAATCTTGTATACTGTTGGAAGATCTAGATTTTCTTCTAGGGCTTCCTTGTCTTCTGCCAATTCTGGCTTGTATTGTTTCATTGCGATTTGAACACAGTCCATTAACAAATCCATAGACTTTTCGTTATCTTCTGCGACCTTTGCAATGTCTTCAAACTTCTTCATAAACGGACGAAGTAGAGAAATCTTAAGTGGTCTTACCTTGATCTTTGTTCCATCGATCAGAGTTACTGTCTTTTCTTCAGTGGCGATTGCCATTTATTCCTCCTTATAAGGTTTAGTTAATTATACCATAGCGCAGGCTTATTTCTGGCTATTCGGAAACCTCATAATCAATACCCATGCCAATGCCAAACCCTGCTCTTTCAGCATTTACTCCTTGTAGGGCCAGAATATCATTTCCATTTCCTGTTGCACCCTTGCTAAATACTCTAGCCTTCATGTCTTCCCATTCATTACCGCTACCAGAATTTTTATCTAAATCTACACCTTGCATTGCTGCAGCAAACTTTTTATCACTGTAGTCTAATTCTCTTTTTATCTTTAGTGTGGCTGTTAGTTCTTGCATAGACATTGATGATTCTAACTGATCATAGTCTTTCCATATACCGATCAAAAAAACCTCTGACTCTAGTTTTGCCAAGTCTAAGGTTTCCCATGTTGATCCACTGTCAACTGCCTGATTTTTAACAGTGTCTTCTGACTTCTCATTAATTTTGATTCCCGCTGCAACATCAATAACATCATAGATAGTTGGTAAGTCTAGGCTGTCTTCTAAATCTTCAATAGTTTTAATTGATGGGCAATATTGTTGCATTGCAATAAGAGCGCATTGAGCCAAAATAGATATTGATTCATCATCACTTTTTGCTTCTTTAATTTTTTCAAAGGTTTCTAAAAATTCTCTTAAGTATTTTATTTTTAATGGGGCAGCAATAATAACTCTATCATCTACTAGTGATATTTTTTTTGTTTCATATATTTTTGTTGCCATTATATAAGTATACCAAACAGAAAGGCCCAACCCCGAAGGATTGAGCCTCTCATATATTAAGTTGTATTATACTGCTGTTGCTAGTGTGCGGTCTACGATCTTACCGTATGACGCATTGTCGTTTGGAAGAAGACGGAATGAAACTTCAAACATTGAAGCCTCGTCACGCTTTGCAGATACTGTCACATTCTCAATTGATAGTGCACGGTATGCTACATAGATTCTTTCCTTGTTGATCGCTGCTGAACCAGATCCTGGTCCTACTGCTACAATACCACGCTCTAGTGGAACGTCACCAATATCTCCTGCTGACATTCTTAGTGTCGATAGGTTGGATGCTGTTGCGATTTCCTCATTTGATGCAATTGCTACTAGAAGATTTTCTAGTGTTGCTTCTGCAAAAGATGTATTTAGATTAACTGTCATACCCTGCTTGAATAAACGAGCAACGTCGAGAAGTTGATCTACTGCTACATCACCAAAGTCTGGCTGGAATGCGAGTTCCAAACCATTTGATGTGTATCCTATATTTGTGTAATCTTCGTCAAGTGACAAAGTTTCCTTATAGGATGTTGTGGATGCTGTAAGTGCTGGAAGATCAGTGCTTGCTTGTGTATCAGTGATCGCTCCTGTTGCGTCTACATATCCGATTGGGCCTGAATCATGCGTAAATAGTGCTGCTGCACCTACGATGATGTTACTACTTGAACCACGGCTGTATGCCATATTTTCACCTCTTTCATTTTATTGGAAGGGGGTTGTTTCCTCATGCTAATTATACTACCTCTTTATTATAAATTAATTAGCATGCCAATCATAGTCTATGATGATTTTATTCCCCGCATAGGTACGGGCTGTTCCAAAGTCAACTATATCTCTGGTTTCTTCTAGTTGGTAGATCTTAAAGTTATGGAAGAACATTGGCTTGGATTCTAGGTTCCAGGATGTAGGATTTTCTGCTGCCCATTCATTTAAATCTTTTGCTGAGTCATCTCCATTATCCAGAAGGTCACTTACCTGCTGCTGGGTTATGACCATATTCTTTTGTGCGTCATCACCTACTGAATAAAAATAGTATAGAAGTTGCTCACATTTAATGTATGGGAATGGGGTTCTTCTCATCTTAAACATTCTGTCGTATACCCCAAATACCCCATTGCTTTGTGGAAATGTTTCAGTTAGTGCATCAATTTCTGTTGGAAGAGTTGGGAAAAAATATGTTGTTCCTTGACCACTAAACCCAGGATTTATTTTTTCTGCTAGATAGGCGTTAATAATTGTAGGTGGATGATGAATTAATGCAGACATTATACACCCACTCCTGCGTTAGCAATCCAGCGATATCCAGTTGATAGGCCTTTAGACTTGCCAATTCTTTTTCCTGCTGGCATATCTTTTTTATATACTTTTGGATTTTCAAGATACCTTGCAACTCCACTTGTTCTTAAAAACGCTTGTGAGAAATACTTATTAAAAAACATGTCAAAGACTTTTTCGAAACCGCCTTCTACTTCTGTTCCTCCAGGGTTTAAAATTTCAACAGGACCTCTTGTAAACACTGTTTCTCCGTTATCATCAAACGCTAATACCTGTGCGACTCTTGGTCTAATTGTAACTGGAATTCCTTCTTCCATGATTCTTGCTTTATCGTAGAACGGTGTACGTGATCCATCTTTAATAGATTTAGACTGACTAAAAGATGATCTAAAAGATAGTCCTAGATTGCTTGTTGTGTATGAAATATCGTATAGTCTTGCTTCTGGGCTTCCAGTCATAGTCCATTCGTAAACATGATGAAGCATTTGTGGATTAACTTTTGCGTTTGAGTCTATAAACTCTTTCATTATTTCTACTGTTTCCATTCCTAGAGTTTTTAGGAATACAGTCTTTCCTCTTTGGATACCCTCTAAAAATCCTACAGAATAATTAACAATATTGTTCATATCTTTTTTAAATTGTTTTGAATTAAATGTTGTTATCATACATCACCTGATTGATTTTCTGATCTTCTTATTACTACTTTATAAGATTCAATATTTCCAAATGGCCCTGTAAATGGTTCATAGGTTGCTAGTTCAAAAAGTGTTCCTTTGCCAGACCTAGGTCCTGATGTTTCCATATATATTAAGTTTCCTTCTTGGTCTTTAATATCTGTAATCAATATGTTTGTTAATGCGTTTTTGCTATCTAGCAAAGAAATTCTTATGTCAGATTTTACTCTTCCAACCAATATCGAGTTTTGTGTTATGTTTACATTTGGCTTTACTTCTTCTTTAAATGCTGAACCTCCAGAAGAAAAACTGCAAGCAAAGACTCTATCAAGAACCCATTGCTTTTTTATTGCTCCAAAATCACCCTGCTTAATTATTGGATGATAAACAGATGCTTGCATTGGAAACATAAAGTCTGGGGTTTCGCAAACTGTCATTATAACACCCCAAGTTTTGTAATAGACTTAGCATACTTTGAAAGTATCTTGTCTACAATTATATTTCCCGTTCCTTCGAAAAGACCCTTGTCAAATTGAATTCTAAATTGATCTGTATTGTAAGAAGAAATAAATCTCTTGTAATAATCTAATTTGCCACACTCTATATCGTGAACAAGCATTTCTGTTGCTCTAACAATGTCTGATGGAACTGCAGTATATCCATGCTCAACAGTTACTAGATAATCCCAACCTCTTCCAAACCCTCTATAGATAAACTGAGGATCTAGGGAGTCAGATGCTGCTGCAGGCAAAACTAGTGGTGCTGATTCTGCTCTATTAATGTTGTCTGTTGACTTTTCAATAATTGCTGTCTTGTCTGACGAGACTTCGTATTCTCTATCTTCTACTAATTTATTGTTTTCATATACCGTCAAAACTTTTTTAACATCATCCCAAACTGGAAGATAATCTGCTCCAGTTCCTTCAAAGTGTAAAACTTTTTTCTTATAATAAAATCCTTCTGGAATTACAGAATCTATTACCGCTCTTGCAATTTCTTCATTTACAGAGTATTTTGATATGTCTGATGCAGTGCTTGCTTTTGTTAATGGGTCAACGTATGGTCTTACAACTTCATAAGTCTCATCTTGAAGAATTGCTTCTCCAACTGCCCCAAGATTTTTAACAATCTCAACCCTATAAGATGAATCATATTTACCTGGTAAAGATATGCTGAGATTGTTTCCTGATACCTTATTTAAAAATGTTAATGTTGATACTGAGAGATCCGCCATATCAGTTATATTAACAGTTATAGTTGATGATGTTATTCCCGCAGGAACTACAAAATTAACAGGTATATCTGAATACGGCGAAACTCTCAATATCTCCATCTTTAATTATCCGAAAGCCTTCTGGATTTCTTCTGGTGTAGCAACTCTAACATGTGATCTAGTTAGCCACTTGTCTGCTTGCTTTTGTGTTACGATATTATATCCTCTGCTAAGAGTTCCAACTTCTTGCCAGTGAACGCTCTTTGTTGAGTGAAGCGCCACCTTTCCTGAAAGGTTTACATCTGTGTTAATTGTTTTACTTGCGCCGTCTGCTGCCATTGATCCAATAGCACCTGTCTCTGTAAAGCCTAGTGCTTGAACTGGCTCAACTACTGCTGGTGCTTCTACCACTGCTTCAACTACTGCTTCAACTACAGGTTCTACTGTAGGCTCTACTGCAACTTCTACTACTGGTGCTTCGACATAGTCATGCTCTTCTGCATTTTCTGCTGAAAACGGATTGTTATAATTATTATTTTCCATTGTATCCTCCTTGTTTGTATTATATCATTAAAGTATTAAGGGGGACAGGAGAGTGAACTCCCGCCCCCCATTAAAGGTACTGATTACAGATTATGAATCTGATGCAGAATCAGCGAATGCAATTGCATCCTCTTCTTCCCACTGAATACCAAAGCGGACGAATACTGTGTACTCAATTGTGTCCTTCTTTGCTACGTACTCACGGTTTACAACGATGTCGCGCTGGAATCCCCATACACGGTTTGCAGGGAATGTCAAGTCGACAAAGCCTGCTGGGTAGTAAGGAACTTCCTGAACTTCAATTCCGAGAACACGTGTTGTACGTGCTCCACCGAATGTCTGTCCGAGTCCATCTAGATAGTTCTGACGGTTTGACTGTGTGCTTCCTGGCATACGGCCAGTGAATGCTTCTGCAACTGCATCTGCAAGGGTACCGTTATTCTTAACGATTCCTCCGAATACATCTGTACCTGCGTAGAACTTAAGATTGTTCTTAAGTGCACGGTACTTACGTGGCATTGCATTGATGATTCCCTGCATAACTTCAGGTGTCCAGGCGTTATCTGTTACAGTTACAACTGACTCGTGTGCTTGTCCAGCACCTGTTCCAGTCTTTTCCTTATTGATAAATCCGTCCATGATTGACAAGAATGAGCCTGTCGCTCCGTCACCATTGATAGCGAGATCTTCGATATCATTTGCGAATGCGTTGGTCATTAAGCGTACCAAGTGATCTTCTAGAGCGTCACCTTCTACACCATCTTCCAATGATTCTGCTGTTACTTCCCAATCAAGACGAATCTTCTTGGTAGTAAGTTCGACCTTAGAGAATGTTGCACCTGTGTTTGTGTATGTACCAATTGCTTGCGCTGCTGCACGAATTACACGCTCACCGACGTTTACCTTCTCAAGTTCCATAGAATTAGCCTTCATTGTTACACGACGGCCATCCTTTGCTAATACTGTTGCGTCCCAAACATAGTCGATAAAACGACGTGCCTGCTCAGGGCGCAAAATTCCAGAAGCCGCTGAACCACTAGGGTTAACAGCGTTTGCTCCGCTTGTAGATCCAAGGGTTGCTGTTGGAATATTTCCAAGTGTACTTGCACCTGGTGTTGCTACTCCACCAATACCACCTGATGCGAAAGCACCTTGACCCTGAT